TCAAAAAACAGGCACAAAAAAATGGGGCACCCCGAAGGGTGCCCCAGCCAGGAAGGCAACGGGCCGGAAACTTCCCTGGCCCGCATAGTGTAGACAAGTTTAGCGTTGGATACGACGGCGAGGGCGGCGCAGGTGTTCCTTAAGGACCATATCGCGTGCTGATTGAAGGCCCATTGCGTAGCCCCGTACCGCGTGCTGTTCAGGTGGTAAATCATAATAACCTTCATCCATCATGACAAAGGACAGCTTCTGCATTTCAGCTTCATCGCACAGTGTTTCTTTGGCGTGCTCAATAGCGCGTGCTAGGTAGCGTTCAATCAATCGTGGTGCGTTGCGTGATCTCATGATGTTCCCCTTAGGTTGATAGGCCCCCTTGCGGGGGCCTTGATGGTTTACTTGGAGGTGTCCCCAAGCTTCGTTACCAGCTTGGCCGCTTCCTTGTCCGCCTTGCCCATGCGAACTAGCAAGGCGTTCAGCACCTTCCGCTCCGTAGCGGTCAGTTTGGAAGCTTCGGCTTTCTGATCCCTGGCTAGCATTGCGTAGGCGTGCTTCGCGTGAAACTCTTCGTCAGTGGCCTTGGCCTTCGTTTCGGTCTGGCCTTCGCCAGCGCGGGCCTTGTCATAAGCTTCCAAGGCCTTGCGAAGCTTGTCCATAAAGCTGGACAGCTTCCCCTTGATGGCGTTCGCCCGTTCCTTGCGCTTCGGCATAGCGACGAAGTGCTCAGGAATGCCGAGGCCTTTCACCTCATTGTCCGTGAGGTCGCCCTTGTAAATGCCATCCACAATCGGTTTGGCATAGGTGGCCTTGATCTTAGCCGCGTCCTTGTCATAGTCCGCGACATAGGCGCGTTCGGCTTCGGTCAAGTAATAACCGGAGCACAGCAGCTTGTTTGCGTCCCAAGCTTTGGACATGGCCTTAGCTTCTGGTGATGTTTCAGGATCACCGAAACGTTTCTTCGTGAACGCGGTTAACTGCGCCGCGCCCTGGTAATCCGGGCTGCTGGTAACCATCGCCAGGATAAGGTCCATGATGCCTTCGCCAGCGCGGGCGGTTTGGATAGCTTGGCCGATAGTGATGGCCTTGCCTTCGTGCTCGACGGACAGGTCCGCGAGATACAACGGTTGAAACGTATTCATAGGAATGTTTCCCATATAGGTTAAAGGTAACAGCTTGCCCCCTTTGTGGGGACGCCTTCATTACCTCATAAACGTATGAGTTTGGCTAGGATAGTTTACAGATAGCAGCAGGTAGCAATTATGCGCAGGCATAATCCTGGGGGCTTGACCCTATTCGCTAACCCTGGACCCCCACCCCTCCCCCATGACCCACTACGTCAGCGCGGTACCATCCGGGCCTAGGTATTACTATTCCCCACGAACAAATCGCAAAAATCTGAAAACGGGACCCCCACCCCCTCAATATAGGGAACACCCCCCTTAGGAGTCCCAACCTCCCCTGCCAAAAATTTTTTATTACTACCCATCCAGTTGCGGCGGCGTTGTGCGTGCTTGCTTACCCTGACACTTATTTGTTATACAGCGCCTACAGCCTCGGCTTGCGACTACAACATGGTGATTTACTTAGAACCTGAAATCGGTGTGCCGATGGGCGACGGGGTTGCTAGCATGGATTTAACTGTCCGTGCCAAGACCGCTGCCAATACCATTGCCCACCTCGCTGACCATGGCGTTAACGTCGAGCCGAATAAAGAAGACGAAGACGTTGCTGCAAGGTTAGCTATGGCCTACGCCGAAAACCCCGAGAACACCTCAAGGAAAGTCACCACGGTCCGTGCATCTAAACTCACGCCGCCGTCTCTCTTACTTGTTAATAACATCCTTCAAGAGTTTGGGCAGAGCATCGCTGAGTCCGCCACCCAGATTCGCCACCTTGTCACAAACAAGTTAATAGAAGAGACCGAGAACCCCGACCCCCGAGTGCGCATCCGTGCCTTGGAGCTGCTTGGGAAGATTTCTGACGTGGGGCTCTTCACCGAGAAGACCGAGATCACCATTACGCACCAGACCACGGACGACCTGAAGGCCAATCTCCGTGCAAAACTCGCGAAGCTGGTGAACCCCGAACAAGGACAGGAGGACGTTGTGGACGCAGTAGTGATCGACGGTGACGAGATTGATGTCGATGCAGAGTTTGGCATCGACGAGGAAGAGGACTCCGCCGAAGACGATACCGAAACCGAAGCGGAGCAGGACTTTGACGCCGGTGCGGAGAATAGTGCGGAGAATAGTGCGGAGAATGCGGAGGCTGACTCCGAGAATGCCATGCAAGACCCCGAGCCCCAGGCTCCCGTGCCGGAAAAGGCGGATAAGGACATGGAAGCGGCCATGAAAGAGGCCCTGGAGGACGATCTGGTGCAGGAGAACGACCCGAAATGGGGGCAGTAGCAGTCCAAGAACCGGCCAAAACGCCGGACACACCCTTAGATTTCACCGAGGAGGAGCTGAATGTCCTCCTGAACAACCTCGACGCCTGCACGCCGGAGGAAATCGCCGAAATTGACCGCATGGTGGACGAATTAGCGGCCAGAAAGGCCAACACCGCTGCCTATACGGACCTGATTGCCTTCTGTAAGCGCATGCAGCCCGACTATATCGTCGGATCACACCATAGAATCCTCGCAAACATGCTTATGGCTATCGAAAGAGGCGATAAGGACCGCATATGTGTCAATATCCCGCCTCGCCATGGCAAGTCACAACTTGTTTCTACCTACTTTCCAGCGTGGTTTTTAGGCCGCAATCCTAACAAGAAGGTCATGATGGTCTCCCATACCACTGATCTTGCTGTGGATTTTGGTCGGAAGGTGCGGAATATCGTCATGAGCGACGAGTTTAGGACTATTTTTCCCGCCACGCACATCGCCACTGACTCTAAGTCTGCTGGTCGCTGGAACACCAACGCCGGGGGTGAGTATTACGCCTGTGGTATCGGGTCATCTATCGCCGGTCGGGGTGCTGACTTGCTGCTGGTGGATGACCCCCACTCCGAGCAGGATGTCCTGAACGGGAACTTTGAGGTCTTTGATAAGGCCTACGAGTGGTTCACCTTCGGTGCCCGGACGCGTCTCATGCCCGGCGGACGTGTAGCCATCATCCAGTGCATGGTTGGGGATACCCCCGTTTTACGTCCTGACGGTACGGAGACTCCGCTCCGCGACATCCGCCCCGGCGACATGGTGGCAAGCTATAAAGATGGGCGGGTGGTCAGCCGTAAGGTCATCAATAAACAGTCAAACGGTCTTGATGATGTATTTACAATCAAGACGACCTCACATAATATAGTGGAAGCGAACCGGAGACATCCGTTTCTCGTGGCTACTGGTGAGGGACTGCAATGGGTACGACTACAGAATCTACGTCCGGGCGACACACTTGTACTGTTGAAGGATGCGAGCGCCCTAGCAGGGCAAAAACCAAACCCGGAAAATGCGCTGCGTGTCAGTCAAAGGACTCATGGCACCGGAAGCACCCCAACGCGCCGTATCGCCCTATCGGGCATCATGGAAAGCATAAAGGGCGTGTATGCGAAGTTGATGGGTGTACCGAGCCAGCTCACTGCGACAACAAGTGTAGCTCGTGTTACAGCAAACAGCGTTGGGCAGAGGGGCACAACCGGCGCAGCGCAGAGAAAAACAGGGACGCGCACCTACGGCACAGGTACGGAATCAGCCTTGCTGAGTACCATATTATGCTGGCTCAACAAGACGGCAGATGCGCTATATGCAGAGAGCCTCCAACAGAACGCAATACCAGGGCACACTGGAACGGTAAGCTGTGTGTCGATCACTGCCACGACACAGGGAAGGTCCGAGCGCTTCTATGCAACGACTGCAACCTTGCCGTTGGATATACCAAATCCCGAAGGACGGCTCTCGCCGTTGCCGAATACTTCAGACTTCACCCTGACCACAATAACATCGATTGAGTATGCTGGCCGTGAGGAAGTTTTCGACATCCAAGTGGAGGAAACCGAGAATTTCATAGCAAATTCAATAGTTTCCCATAATACCCGCTGGCACCAAGATGACCTCACCGGGCGCGTGACTCGGGATATGGCCCAGAACGACCAAGCGGACCAGTACGAGGTGGTGGAGTTCCCGGCGATCCTGCAGGTTGAGGATAAGAAGACGGGGGCACCCAAGGAGAAGGCCCTCTGGCCTGAGTTCTTTGACCTGAAGGCCCTACACCGCACCAAGGCCTCCATGCCCGTGTTCCAATGGAACGCCCAGTACCAACAGAAGCCCACCGCTGAAGAAGCGTCGATCATCAAGCGGGAGTGGTGGAACGAGTGGACCCGCGAGGACCCACCCCCCTGTGAATACATCATCATGTCCCTGGACGCCGCTGCCGAGACCCACAACCGGGCGGACTACACCGGCCTGACAACCTGGGGCGTGTTCTTCAACGAGGAGACCAATGAGCACAACATCATCTTGCTCAACTCCATAAAGCAGCGCTACGAGTTCCCCGAGCTGAAGCGCCTGTGCCTTGAAGAGTACGAAGACTGGAGCCCCGACTCATTTATTGTGGAAAAGAAGTCAGCAGGAACGGCTATCTATCAAGAGATGCGGCGCATGGGCATACCCGTGCAGGAGTTCACACCGCATCGTGGGTCAGGTGATAAGTTAGCACGGTTAAACTCTGTTTCTGATATTGTTGCGTCTGGTCTAGTATGGGTACCACAAACACGTTGGGCTGAAGAACTTGTGGAAGAAGTAGCGGGCTTTCCCTTTATGTCCCACGACGACCTTGTGGACAGCATGGTCATGGCCCTAATGCGTTTTAGGCAGGGCGGGTTTATCCGCCTACCCAGTGATGAGCGGGATGAGCCGACTCCCTTTAAGTACCGGCGCGGAGGATATTACTGATGGCTATTGATCGCGGGCTGTACTCGGCGCCGGAAGGCCTTGAGCC